TGAAGACATGGGGGACAAACTCTGGACAGCTTTCACCGTGCTGGTGCTCGGGATCATGACGATCACGGCCCTGACCGACTTCGAGACCAGCGGCTGGCTGCTGATACCTGTCGTCGGCGCAGTGCTGTACTGGCTGATCCGGCAAGGAGTCGCGCACGGCGTGAAGCAGGCGACCAACTCAGAGCCGCTTGAACACCGCGTCGATCGCTGACTGAACGCCGCGCACCACAGCGTCCTCGTGTTGCTGCACCGCCGGCACCAGGAACGGGCGCTGCGGCTGCTCCACCCATATGTCGCGGCCGAACACCGGATGCCGGAATGTGTCGGCCCGCTGACCAATACCCTCGAACGGCCGTGCGTGCGGTGCCTTGGCTGAGTTGACCACGATCTGCACTGCCGAACCCGTGCCGAACCGCACCCTAGTGCTGATCGCGTCAGGGATGCGCGAAGACCAAGAGGCATTCGATCGGGCCGCCGCAGCAATCACGTCGGCCGCGTCGATGATGTTCCGCCGCAACTCGGGCCGAAGCTCCTTGGGCACGTCCCGCAATTGCAGCGAGAACGCGATGATCTGCGAACCGTCGATGGTCAACATCAGATGTAGGCGATGTAGGAGACAGTGAACGCCAAGCCCACCGACGCGCCCTCGTTGGCATCCTGGTGCTGGGTCAGCGTCATGTTCGGCCCGATGGAGATCTCGTCCGCGCCGAGCCCGGTCTCATCGTCGCGAATCGCCGCCTCCAACAGGGCCAGGATCTCGGTGGCCCGCTCCCGCACCGGCACGATCGTGGTGTCGCCGTGGCCGACCGCGATGTAACAAGCAATCTCGCCATCTGCGGTCATCCGGCCTTTCATGCCCTCGTCGCGGCGACGCTCCACGGCGTGTCGGTCGATGAACGGCGCCCAGCCGACCAGCAGCAGTTCTTTCGAGCTCGGCTTGAACGGCGCCGGCCCGTCGAACACCGTCACCCCGGTCAGCGTCGATTCGGCCAGACCGACCAGCGCCAAGGCCACCTCGTGGCCCCGGTAAGACGCCGGCTCCATCAGGCCAGCCCGAACTTGTTGTAAGGCCGAGTCAACTCCATGGCCCGGCGCGGCAGGGCGAATCCGCGCAGGATCAGATGCGAGGCGTCCCCGCCGACCGGGGCATCGTCGTCGATGCCATGGATCTGGGTGAACGAGCCGGACCGGCCACGCTGGGTCTCCCACAGATGGTCGGTGACGATGTAGACGGCCTTCTCTAGATCGTCGGGATACGGGTCCCAACCGGCCGTGTAGACGACGTCCAGCTCGTCGTAGATGGACTGTGCCAGCCGCACCACCGCCGATCGGCGGGAAATCTTGGCCCCGGTGATGTCGACCGTGTTGCCGTCCGAGTCAGTCGCCGAGACCAGCGTCTGCACCGGCCGCTCATCGAGGATGAACGTGCCGCAGCGGGCGGCGGTCTGCTCGGTGAACGAGGTGCCGCCGACCGGACCGCAGCGGTGGCTGATAGCAGCCAACGCGGCGTCGAAGAACGTGCCGAACTCGGCGAACATCGCCGAGTCCGTCACATTCGAGAACTCCCGCGCCTCGGTCACGGTCGGCGTAGCCACCGGCTCCTCCTAGATCACTTCTGCCGGAGCAGGGTGGCCGTTCCATCGACCACCGTCGCGCCCACCGCGGGCACAGTCGGCGGGGATGCCGCAGTCGTGCCCGCGATCGTGACCACGTACTTCGAGCCGCCGGTGAACTGTAACTCCTGCCCCAACGTGACGGCGGTGGTGTTGGCCCGCAGCACCCGCCGCAGCGGGCGGCCGAGGAAGTCGACCGTCGACGTGGTGGTACGACCCAGCGCGTCGAGCGCGTTGGACGTGGGGGCCACCAAGTCCCGGCCGATGTAGTCCTCGCGGAAATTGGTTGTAGCCATCAGCCCTCCTCGTGTGCCTTGAGCTCGTCGACCAGGTCCTGCTTGGTGAACTGCTCGAGCTCCTCGCGGGTACCAAGACCGGCGGACTCAGCCAGAGTGACTAACTCGTCCTTGCTGAGCGCCTTGGACGGCTTGACCTCAGGCTCCGCTGGCGGGGCCTCGGTCAACTCCGTTGCATCTTGCGGAGTCTCGTCGGCTTCAGCCTCGGATTCTTCGTCAACAAGCACCGACCCGAGCTTCTGCCCATTACGGACAATCATCACACAGCCTCGCTGATCGGAACGATGCCAGCTGCTTCGATGGTCAGCGGCGTGAAGTAACCCGCGTAGGCGACTTGCACACCCAGGACCGACGGCTCGGTGGCCTGCAGCTGACCGACCCGCTGCTCATACACCTCGAACGCGGCTGTGGAGAACGCGAACGCCTCACCAGTGCCGAGGCCAGCCGACATGACCACCGGAACGCCACCGATGGCACCCATGACGCCCTGGCTGAATCCGCCAGCCGTGAAGCCCGCCGATTGAGCGTTCTGCGGGTTCACTGGAGCGAACAACGGCCCGAAAATGCCAAGCACGTCGGGAGCCACCGCGATGATGACGCGGCCCTGACCCTTGACGGCTGCGTAGACGACAGCCACCGCTTCCCAGACCGCGCCGGCGACATCATCGTTCGTCAGACCAGTGTTGGGGTAGGTGACGGCCGTCGTGCCCGTGGTGGCAAGTTCAGCAGCCGCAGCGGCCTCGGTCTCGACCGCGTACTGGGCGGCGAGGTCGTTGACCACCGCATCGAGCGCGCTGGGCGAGGAGAAGTCGATGTTCTGCCGCGACACGTTCACGTAGCCGCCGTAGGTGACCGCGTTACCGGTCAGGCGGGTGATCGTCATCTTCTGTGAGAGCAGCTCAGTCTTCTCATCCGCTGCCGCGCCGGCGGTACCCTGCACGCCCACAGTGGTGTGCTGAGTGACCTTCGGGCGGTGCCACGTCGCCGACGGCATGTCCCGCGGGCCGGTGGCCGACACGATGGGGCGGGCCGCGTCGATGAAGTTGACGACATCGCCGACGATCGGGTCGGGAATGACGCCGAGGTTGTCCGAGGTCTTCTGGTGGGCGGCGGCGCGAGTGAACAACTCGAGCCGCTCCATCGCCGACTTCGACCCGGTCTGCGCGGCGATGTAGTCCACCAGGTAGGCACCGGTGGACCGGTACTCGACCGGGCCGGTGTCGACCTCACGGCGAAGCCGCATCATCTCCTGGCCGTACTCCCGGGCCTTCTCCCGAGCCTGGATCATCGTCGAGCGGGACTCGACGAGTGTCTTGAGCTGCGCGTTGATGTTGTCGATCCGGGCCTTGGAGGTCTGGATCAACTCGGTCTCGTTGTCAGACAGGTCGCGGCTGGCTTCTTGCGCGGCGGCGATGAGCCCCTGGTTGAAGGCGTTGCGCTCCTCGAGCTCGCCTTCCAACCGGGCGATCATCGCATCCGACTGATCGGTGTGATCAGTGGGCATGATGCATCCCTTTCTAGGAAGCGGGGGTTGATGAGGAACGACGCCCTGCCAGCGTCGTGCGACTACCGCCCTGCCGGCGGTAGGTGGACAAATCCTCAGTCCTGCAGTCCAAGCAGACTGAAAATCTTGTCCAGATTGGGTGTGGGCTGAACAGCTTCCTGTTCAGTCGGGAGCCCCTGTTCCTGCCGAACGGCAAGCACCCCTGCTCCCTTGTACGCAGGATTCGGAACCAGCGCGATGTGGTCGAGGAAAGCCCTCTTCACCCTGCGAGTGCCTTTGCGGAGAATCTGGTCTGAGCGGCGGATGAGCATCCCCACCGACGGCTTCAAGATGCCATCAGCGGCAAGCCGCAATGTCTCGTTGCCAAGCCCGGTGTCGGACACGTAGACGTTAGCGATCAGTCCTGTCGGGTCGTCCGTGCGATAGGACACAACCTTGCCAAAGGTGCGGGCATAGTCATGGTCACGATTCGCTGAGACGTGTTCCTCGCGAGTCTCGATCCCATCGAACGCGCCCGGCGCCACGGTCTCGATGACCATCTGGCCGCCGTATGGAACAGCCGCTTCTTGATCGTACGGAATAGCCAACACCTCGATGATCCGCTCATCGAAGTCGACATTGGTCAGTTGTGCCGCACGGATCTCGACCGTCTCATTGGTCGGTCGACTACGGTTACCGGTACCTGGGAACTCGCCCATCGCCGCAGCCTGTGCCATCGCCTTCTTGCGGGCAGCCGTCTCGGACTCCTCGTCGCCGGCCGTGTAGACGTAGCACTTGCCGGCGTCGCCCCACTTCCAGCCAGGCTGGCCGTCGGCTTCGCATCGCTTCAGCGGCATGGTCTACTCCTTCCAACGGGCAACGCCCGCGAGGAACCAACCGAAGTTCGAGAGCCAACGACGCCACCAAGTGCGGTTCCGTTGCACTTGATCAATCACCGATAGAACGAAGTCCAGACGTTCATCCAGTTCGTTCTCAAGTCTCACGACCGGCCACCTCCTGTCAGCGCCTCGGCCGACTCCGTACCGATGAAGCGCTCCATGGTCCGGATCTCCTCAATGGACAGCACGCCGATCGCCACCAACTTCTCGTACGCCTCGGCCCGCTCCTTGAACGTCGGCCGGGAATACTCGTCACGGTTCAACTCGGCCGACTGGCCCCGCGGCAGCGCCCACCCGGACATCGCCGACATCACATGCACTGCCGACGGCTTCAAGCAACGGCGGTCATGGAAGTCGAACAGGCTCGTCACGTTGCTGTACGTCATCGAATCGTCGCCGGACGGCAAACCCAGCAGGAACGGCGGCACGCCCAGCAGATTCGAGATCCGCGCCTCGGTGTACTTCGCCAGATCCAACACGGCCATCTCCTGCGGCGAGAGCTGTAGCGGGTTCGCCTTCACCCCACCGGAGAGCACCGCCGGCTTCCACGGCTCGCCCAGGTTCTGCATCCGCGACGCCCACCACTGGTCAAGCACCTCGTCCGCCTGAGCCCTGGTCAACTGCTGCTCGACCTCGAGGACGTACTTCGGGATGCCGCCACCCTGAGCGATCTCCGTCGCGTACCGGGCCAGCACGCCGGCCGCCACCAGCCGGGTCTTGCCCGACTCCAACGGCCCCACACCGCGCGCGCCATCCGTCGTGGACTTGTACCGGATGTGCAACACATCCTCGGTGATGTCCAGAGTGCCCAGGTTGTACACCCGACGCCCGCCGGACATCTCCACGTTGATC